TGATACGGGTGATAGAATTATGTTGTATACATCCTATACAACAGGTGGAGGAGGAGCGAATGCAGCACACGATATTACTGCTCAGATTGATTTATTCTAGTTTATTTTGCTAAGAGATATCGTCCATACGGAAACACCTGTCGTATAGCAATTCGCTCAATTTCTGATAACTCTTCGTACGCTTTTAGGAGAATATCTACAATCGGCTGGTTCTTCTTCAGGCAAGCGTGAATATACACCTTTTTAAAAATGTAATCCCAAACACCATCATAATCATCCTGAGTTTCTGACAAAAAGGTGTTAAATCCCTCGGTGTCTTTCTTATTTATATATTCCTTGAATACGTGAATAACGTCATCAACCGACATGGCTTATCCTTTATTATTTACTTTGTCTTTAATAAGGGATGAGCGGAAGATTGTCCAAAATTTCTACTTGTATACGGCGTGTGTCCAACACCGCCCGGTTACCGCGTGGTGCTGTCGTAGATAAAGCGGGATTTTCCACCGATCTGTTGTATCCTGAAATGAGCGGTAAATATTCGGCGCTTGTGCGGCGCATTCGCAATCTGGATGGGGTAGATATGCGGGATCATGGACAAAAGTTCAAACATTTCATCTTTACCGATTTACGGGACGGCGCTTTTGGCGCTAAAGCGATCGCCGCATATCTGATTCGCGGCGGATTTGAATTCGCGCAGGGGCGCGAGGGACTTAAAGCCGCCGGTGGAAGTGGAAACCGCTTCGGCGTCCTACAATCCCAGCCACTATGGGGAAAACCGTTAACAGTTGGGTTGAAGAAATCTATTTTGGATATATACAATAAACGCCCTGACAATATCCACGGCGAACTGCTACGAATTCTTGTACTAGATTCCAAGTATAAAGAGGGCATTGACCTTTTTGATGTTAAATACTGCCATATATTGGAAGAACCCTTGGCGGAAAGTGATATGAAACAAGCCATTGGTCGTGCCACCCGTTTTTGCGGACAAAAGGGACTCCCGTTTGTGGAAGGGCTCGGCTGGACTCTCAATGTGTATGTCTATAGAACTATTGCACCTGGTATGCCGCCTTTTGTAGACGAGGATGTACAAAGCATAGACACTCATTCACTAGTTATGCAGTACTCTGGACTTGACTTGAGTCTACTTGTGATGACCAAGGAAATAACCGAAATGGCGATACATTCTGCCGTAGATTGGACACTTACTCGCGAAATCAATCCTCAGCGGCACCATACCCAGGTTGGAGGCTCTTTTCTAGAAAAATACGGACAGTACGCCTGGCCGACGCAGACTCTAAACAATGCATGTACCGCCGTAGTTACCCCAGGAACCGCTATAAAATTCACACCGACTCAGCAATTTATCCGCCATTATTTTACTCCTGAGCTTCCAACAAAAGGGTTGCTTGCTTGGCATTCGGTGGGAACGGGTAAGACCTGTACCGCTGTTGCTACGGCTTCGGGCGCGTTTATGGCAGCGGGCTATCGGGTCCTATGGGTCACTCGCAATTCCCTGGTATCCGATGTCTGGAAGAATGTATTTGACTCTGTCTGCTATATGCCATTCCGCCGGCTTGGTTTGGAAAATCGCGGAGTCGTAGGAAAGCTGGGTAGAAAGGATGTATCCCCGCTTTTCATGACCCCCATCAGTTACAAAACATTTCAAAACGCTCTGGAACGTAAAAACGAACTTGGTCGTGCGTTATATCGTAAAAACGGTCCAGATATGCTACGGCGTACATTTTTGGTAATAGACGAAGTCCATAAACTCTACGACGGTGACCTACTGGTGACCGAAAAAGCGGACTTTTCGGTGATTCAACGATTTATTTGGAATAGTTACCAGGTTAGCGGCGCGGACTCGGTGCGTCCGTTTTTAATGTCCGCTACACCCATTGGTGACATCCCTGCATCGCTCTTTGATATGCTTAATATGTTGATTCCGGTACGTGAAAATAGAATAGTACAATTTGATGCATTCCGTCGCCTTTTTGCCGATAGTGCCGGTCATATCTCTAGCGAAGGTGCTCGGCATTTTACTGAGCGCGCCCGCGGATTAATTAGCTACTTGAACCGAGAGCGGGACCCCACAACATTTGCGATTCCTACTGTGCGAACTATACGCGTACCCCTTGGTGATATGGATATACCTCATGTGCGCGGATTGGCTCGCCGTTGTTTGCCCGTTATTGAGGCAGAGGGCAAGAAGACCCGTAAACGCGCTCGCCGTTCTTGTTATCTAGCATCAAAGACCGAATTTACCCGAAAATACAAAGGAACGCAGATAAGCCAGTTGGCGGAATGTTTCGGCGCAAAGGCAGCGAAACCTAAATTTCCAACATATACCGATTTTGTGGCAGCGGTCACCGACGAAACAAACGAAGTCGGCACGTTGAACTCTACAGGGACCACGGACGCTGTAAAATTTAACGGGGTCTAGACCTGTGAACCGATTGAATCATTCAATCGGTCTAAACGGGGGGCTTGGTGTTTTGTTCTAAGATGGCAACCAGCACTGCCGTATGGACCGAAAAGTACCGCCCCACTCGTCTGGCGGACATTAAGGGACATCGGCGCATCAAACAGCTCTTTGAACGGGCGATTCAAAAGCACTTTATCGGCTTTCCGCCCACTATTCTATACGGACCTCCTGGTACCGGTAAAACCTCTATTGCTCTAGCCCTAGCACAAGAGGCGTACCCAGATATTTCGCCAACCATTTCTACTCTTTATTTGAATGCCTCCGATGAGCGTTCTATTGAAGTGATTCGCGATCGTATTCTACAATTTACTCAAACGCATTGGCCAGGTGTAACGCGCAAATTTGTAATTTTTGATGAGGTGGAAACAATGACGGAACCCGCTCAGGCATCTCTTAGGGCTTTATTGGATGATGTGGACCGCGAGGGGCATCGGCACGCTCCTATGTTTCTATTCTTATGCAATTCGCTATATCGTATTCATCCTACTCTACGCTCCCGTTGCGTTGCTCTATTTTGCGGTCATGTTCCCGTTGTTCATGTGCGAGATACGCTTACTGCGATTCAAACAGCAGAAGAGATTGCACCCGATAAGATTCGTATTCCCTCCGATTTGACGTTTATGATTCAGCGCGGCGATTTGCGCTCTTTTGTAGCAGCGATTCAGTTCGAAAAGGAACTCAATCCCTGGGACGCATGGTTTGCCCGTTTAGAAAAGGCGGGTTGTGATAAATCTATTTATGTATGGGAAGACGGACTTGCGCGAACCCCTTTTTGTATTCTTATCCGCCATGTATTTCTATGGCTGGATTCCAAAGGATTCTTTGAACGCGAAACGATGGAAGCATTTGTCCAAACATGTTTAGAGGTCCAAGACGCACCGCATGCCACTATTTTAGCGACCATCCCGTCAGCCTGGGAACGTCTTTATAAGATTAATGTATAGAATAAAAAGTGCTGGAATAAGAAGTACTATATCACAAACGATTGTTGTAGGAAAACCGACAACAATGGCTTGTAGCGGAGAATGAGGATATCTTTCTGAATACGACAAAAATACGATAGGTACCCACGCAACTGTTCCACCAAATGGTACCCCCGCTATACATGCGTAAACGCTTGCTTGTGCGGCAATTGTTCCATATGTAACTAATACATTTAGTGTATTATCCATGATAGTATATTAAATATAATGCGGTAGAGTTTTAGACCTGTTGCCAACAAAATTGAGCAAGGGTCCTCCCTTGCCTTCCAACAGCACACCTAGTAGTTAGAATGAGTACTACTGCACCAAAGGCACCCAAAGTTGCTAAGGCAAAGACGACGGCGGCGCAGTACAAGAAGCATACGCATCGTGAGCACATCCTAGAACTTCCTGACACCTACATCGGCTCCGTGGATACCGCCGTAGAGCAGCGATGGGTCATCAACCAGGAGAAGGGTGCGATGGAGTGGCGTTCTGTTCGTTTCTGCCCTGGCTTCCTCAAGATCTTTGACGAAATCCTCGTGAACGCTCTGGATCACAAGGTACGCCAAGCCGGTCGTCTTGTTGCCGGCACCGAGTGCTTTCCCGTCAAGCACATTGATATTTCCTACACTCCTCACAAAATTACGGTAAAGAATGATGGCGATGGCATTCCCGTAGATAAGCACGATGAGACCGGTCTGTGGGCTCCTGAACTCATCTTCGGCAATCTTCTCACCTCCTCCAACTACGACAAGGAGGAGGAAAAGGTGGTCGGCGGTAAGAACGGCTACGGCGCGAAGCTCACCAATATCTTCAGCCGCGAGTTTAGCATTGATACGATTGACCATCGTGCGAAGAAGCGCTATACACAGACCTGGACATCTAACATGTCGGTCATTGGTACGCCGGTGATTAAGGCGTGTTCGGCGAAGCCTGTGACCGAAATCTCGTTTACACCCGATTTGTCGCGCTTTTCGTGGGGCGGATCCACCGTGCCGACCGAGATTCCTGCCGACATGCTCGCGTTGATTGCCACGCGCGTGATGGACGCTGCTGCGATGGCGGGGCGTGAGTGTAAAGTGACGCTCAACGGCAAGGTTGTGGGGTCGAATACATTCCCCAAGTACATCGATATGTATCTAGCGGAAAAGAACGGCAGCGACGGCGCCTCAGTTGCTGCGAGCGAGACATCATCCGTTAGCGGGGGCGCGGGCGCTGGGGTTGGCGGAGGAAAACGCGTTGCGTACGAGGTCGCCGGCGAGCGTTGGGAAATTGGCGCGGTGCTCACGCGTGACCTACACGCCGCCGATGCGCCGCCTGATGAACGCCACCTCTCGTTCGTGAACGGTATCGCTACTCGCCGTGGTGGTAAGCATCTTGACTATGTGAGCAAGATGGTCCTGACGGCTTTCTGCGAGCACGCAAAGAAGAAGGCGAAGCTGGATATTACACCGGCGCTCCTCAAGGATTCTGTGGTCTGGTTCGTCAACTCCACGATTGTAAATCCCTCGTTCGACACGCAGACGAAGGAGACGCTAACGACGCCGTCCGCAAAGTTCGGTTCTCTACCCGTGCTATCTCCCAAGTTTGTGGATAAGCTGGTAAAGATTGGACTTCTGGCGGAGGCGCAGGCGCTCTTTGAAGCGAAGAACACCGCCGCTGCCAAGCGTACTGATGGTAAGAAGAAGTCCACGGTTCGCGGCATTCCTAAGCTGGAGGATGCGATTTGGGCGGGTACGGCGAAATCCGCCGACTGTACGCTCATCCTGACGGAGGGCGATTCCGCCGCGACAACGGCGATTTCGGGATTGAAGGTGGTCGGTCGCGAGCGCTACGGCGTCTTCCCGCTCAAGGGCAAAATTATGAATGTCAAGGATATCTCCGTAGTAAAGAAGACGGCAAATGTGGAACTAACCCACATTAAGCACATTCTTGGATTGGAGACCGGCAAGGTGTACACCGATCTCAAACAGCTCCGCTACGGTCGTGTCATGATTATGACCGATCAAGATGTGGATGGCTCGCATATCAAGGGACTGCTGATGAATCTCTTTCATACCGATTGGCCGTCGCTGCTCAAGTTGGGATTCCTCTGCTGCCTGATGACACCGCTGCTCAAGGCGACCAAGGGAAAGACGACACTCTGCTTCTATTCCGAGTCTGAGTATGAGGCATGGCTTGCCGGACTGACAGGTGCAGAGAGTGGTGGTCGCGGCTGGAAGACGAAGTATTACAAGGGATTGGGTACTTCTACGGCTCTGGAGGCGCGTGAGTACTTTGCAAATATGAATACCGTGGAGTACACATGGGATGGAGAGGCGGATGCGACGATTGATCTGGCGTTCAATAAGAAGCGCGCCGATGACCGCAAGGTGTGGCTCGGTTCCTTTGACCGTAAGCGGCATCTTGCCGTCGGCGCCGGTGGCGGCAAGGTAGGCTACTCCCGCTTTGTTCACGACGAACTGATCCATTTCAGTTCTGCCGATAACATTCGGTCGCTACCACATGTGATGGACGGTCTCAAGCCGTCACAGCGCAAGATCTTCTGGTCGGCGCTCAAGCGCAATCTTACATCAGAGTTGCGTGTGGCGCAGCTTGCCGGCTACGTCTCTGAGACTGCCGCATATCACCACGGCGAAGTCTCGCTGACTGGTGCAATTATTGGTATGGCACAGAACTTTGTGGGTTCTAACAATATCAATCTGCTGGTGCCCAACGGTCAGTTTGGCACGCGTCTCATGGGTGGCGCCGATTCCGCTTCGCCCCGTTATATCCACACGCAGCTTTCGGCAATTGTGCGATCGTTGGTGAAGAAGGAGGACGATGCGATTCTTCGGTATCTGGACGATGACGGGCTGGCAGTAGAGCCCGAGACATATCTACCGGTTATTCCTCTCCTGCTGGTGAACGGATGTGTCGGCATCGGTACCGGCTTCTCCACCAATGTTATCCCATACAATCCTGCGGACCTTGTGTCAGCACTCCAGATGCGTCTTCGTGGCGAGGTAAAGGACCTTACGGGGCATACACTCAAGCCCTGGTGGTTCGGCTTCAAGGGTCCGGTGACGGCGGGTGCCGATGACAAGACCTGGATTACAAAGGGCATCTATGAATTCGTGGACGACGATACAGCGATCATTCGCATCAAGGAGCTGCCAGTTGGCTGCTGGACGAAGGACTACAAGAACTTCCTGGACGGCATTCTTGCTGAGCAGGAGGAGCTTAAGTCGGCGGCAAAGAAGGACGGATCTAAGCCCATGATGTGGCTCCGTGGTTACGAAGAGGCGTATAACGATATTGACTGTGATTTCATTCTCCAGATGGATCCCGACTATTATCACGAGGCGCGGGCGTATACTGCCGACTTTGAGACCCGCTTCAAGCTCACAACATCACACAAGACGACGAACATGGTTGCCTTTGATGTGAACGGTGCCATTCGCCGCTTTACGGGACCAGGTGAAATCATGGAGCGCTTCTACGGCGAGCGCCTCTCAGCGTACACGAAGCGCAAGGTTCATGAACTAGGGCGCCTGGAGAGTGAGATTACCGAACTCTCGGCGCGGCTGCTCTTCATCAAGTCGGTCATCAGTGGTCGTCTTGTTATCTCCAATGTGGAGGATTCGGTTCTATATGCCGGACTCAAGGGTCTGGGGCTTCCTCCAATCTCCGATCCGGCGGCGAATGACCTCAAGGCGTACGAGTATCTCTTACGTCTTCGGGTAGACCGCCTTAAGGCGGCAGCAGTTGCAGAATTGGAGCGTGAGGTCGCCACTCAACAGGAGAAGCACCGTGCGCTCACCGCTACAAGTGTAGAGGTCCTGTGGATGAATGACCTTTCAGGATTCAAGGCAGCATATGACGAGTACTGTGCAGCGCGCCTTGCCTCGTACGATTCGGCAGCGACCGACAAGCCAGTTGTAGAGAAGAAGCGCCGTGCGGCACCTATCAAAAGAAAGGCTTGAACGGCAACGATTTGGTGCCCGCCGAGCTCTGGTTGACCGGAAGCTTAATAGGATCCGGTAGAGTATCAATATCGTTCAAATAATACTTATACATTCCAAGTTCAGCAAGTATTTTTGGCACTGACCACGCTGTTACACGAGAATTCAGCTCGGCAATCTGCTCCGGAATTTGGTCGGGTAGATTTCGGCTATACCAAAGAAAGATAGCGCGCATAATCATAAACAAATCGTCTGTGCTTACCGGATCAATAATATCGCCAGACTTATCGTAGACTGTACGACGAATTGAGTTTTGTACAATCTGGAAGTTCTCCTTTGAGAAAAAGGCTTGATTGAGCGGAGTCGCTTCAAAATTACCACGAATTCCATCTTGTCCGGCAGTAGATGGTGCTGTTTTTGCGTATTGGAAACCGGGCAACTGCATCACATCATCACTCATCGGTGCGTTCAAGGATACTCTTCCTGGACTTTGTTCATCAAGCGTGCTCATGGCGGTTGTTTCCTTGTTCTATAGTAATTTTTTTTCTTTTTACAGGATATAAACAAATGTCTTCGGTAATCGGTCAACAGTTCCGCCAGGTCCCCGTGAACGCCCTCTACGTTAACCTGGTCGGCGTCCAGTCTACGATCTACGATTCTAACAACAATGTTGTTCAGTGGGGCAACGGTCTCGATAAGTTCTCTATTCTAGCTCTCCTCTCAACCCCTGGTGCAGCGCTCTTCCGTGACATGGGCAAGAATGTTTATGTCCCTGACCCGAATACGAACACAACGGTCGGCTCCCAGTCATCTATCCTGCGTAAGGTCCAGCTCGTGACGAACGCCGGCACAACGGCGTTACCCAACTCCGTTGGCGGATACTACGGCACGGGTGATAACAATACCTCGGACTTCTTCCAGGGCTACCTCCGTCTGGGCGGACAGATGTACGGCGGCGGCACGGGTGTTCCCAGCGGTTTTGTACGCCTCAACTAAATATATATAATTTGTCTATACGCGTATTTATTAGATATGTGTGCAGATTTATCAACAGACAAAACTTAAGTCAAATCTTCCGGTGTTTGCGTTATATTTTTTCTTACCTCTAGTTATAAAGATGACCTCCGTCCGCGCTACATACAGCCAGATCCCCGCAAACAAGCTTTACATTAACATTCTGCCGATCCAGTCTACGATTGTTGACTCCAACAATAATACTGTTCCCTGGGCATCGGCGCAGGTGGCGCAGGTGCTCTCTACGCCTGGTGCGGCAGTTCTCCGCGATATGGGACGCGACCACTTCCGCCCTGGTCGTGCGGTAAATACCACAGTTGGTTCCGAGTCCACGATCTACCGTAAGGTCCAGCTCGTACCTGTCGGTACCAACGGCTACTACGGCACGGGCGATGTTGGCTCGGCGGGTCCTGGTTCCGGCACGGACTACCTGACTGGCTACATCTCTCTCGGTGGACAGACCTATGGCGGTGGCAACGGTATCCCCACCGGTGTTGCTCGCCTCAACTAAACATCCGGTATCCGGTTTATAATTTTGAGTTTTGTTTATATTTTTTTTCTCACAATAAGATATAAACAATGACGTCGGTAATTGGTCAAAAGTACAACCAGGTTCCCGCCAACAAGCTGTGGACGAATATCCTATCGCTCACCTCCTCCATTGTAGACTCCAACAATAACCTAGTCCCCTGGCTCTCGCCCAACGGCGGCACCCAGAACTGGGCTGCTCTAGGTCTCACGTCCACGCCTGGTGCTGCGGTTCTCCGGGACATGGGTCGCAATGTTTACCTTCCTGATCCTAATGTAAACACAACGGTTGGAGGCACATCTACGGTTCTCCGCCGCGTTCAGCTCTTGCCAACAGGTGCAAACGGCTACTACGGCACGGGCAATGCCAGCGGATGCCTCGCCGGCTCCGATACGGACTACTTCACGGGCTACATCCGCATGGGTGGACAGACGTACGGTGGTGGCAACGGTGTCCCCACGCCGGTTGCACGCCTCAACTAAGCATATGTATAAATATAAGCAGGTTTATTATTGTATGTAAGATGTTCTTACTTACAAAAAAATAATTTGAATAAATAGAAGTATGTCTGTAAATACACTACAGGCGCGGGAATGGCATCATACGCTTGATAACCTAAAACCCAAGATTTTTTGGATTCTTGGTGGTCTGCTAGTTTTAGGTATCAGCTATTACTATTACAGTGTAATGAATCGCCCAGTTGCCGGCGCGCTATTCTTTGTTGGTGGAGCAGTTATCCTATACTACTACTATGTGAAATGGTTTGTCCTACCAGCATCTCCGGACCCAGATTTCCTTCCTGGAGACCAGGCGTGCCCCGACTATTTGTCACTGGTTCCATCGGACGGTGGACTCTATGCTCCTTCCACTCCTACACAATATTTCTGTGTCGACTTTGTCGGTGTGAGCGCAAACGGAGCGTTGAAGAAGACAACACCCGAAGCACTCTCTACCAATATCAGTGACCCCAACTACAGATTCTCTGTAGATCCAGCGGTAGACTTGAACCCTCCCAAGAATAAGCGAAAGGCACGCGCATCATTTATGCAGCGTCTCGTTAACGCGGGTCTATCATGGAATTCTATGGGCTCTGGCTCTACACCGAAGCGCAACTCTAATAGCAATGGAGCACCTGCCTGGGGTAATTAACATATATCTCTCCAATAATATTTCATATTAAATAGAGAGATGTCGGTAAATACGACCGCCAAAGCACGTAAATGGGAACAGACGCTGCAGAATATTAAATATTTTGCGTTCTGGACATTTAGCATTCTTATCGTTGGAGGATTGAGCTACTTTTACTATTCATACTTAATGCGTCCTGTAGCCGGTTCCTTATTCTTTGTTGGTGGTGCATTGGTTGTATACTACTATTATATAAAATGGTTCAAATTACCGCCTCCTACAGATCCAGATTTTACACCTGGAGACCAAGCGTGCCCTGACTATCTAACATTAATTCCACCCGGTGATTTGTACGCGCCAATGCAAGATGGCGGCTATTTCTGCGTTGATTTTGTCGGTGTCAGCGAGAATAACCGACTCCTGCCAACAACGCCGAAGAACTTGGCGCATGATATCAAGGACCCGTCCCACCGTTTCAAGGTCACGCCTAAAGTGGACCTGAATCCTCCTAAAAATAAGCAACGGGCTCGCGCCGCATTTATGCAGCGTTTGAAGAATGCCGGTCTCTCATGGAACTCTCTCAGTGGCGCATCCATACCGTCCCGCGTTATCAACCGCAATGGTGCGGCGGTATACACTGGCGGCGGCGGTATTGACTTTACAGCGGATGTCAACAGTCTTGGTAATTCCGTGCTTGCAGGTGCCGGTTGCCTTACCTCCGCGGACGATACCCCCCCTAGTGCACCTCCGTCGTGGACTAGTGCGGCAGGAGCCGGTGGCGGCGGTCCGGCACCTGATGCCTTAATGAGCGCTTCGGCGTCTGCGGCGGCGCCAGCAGGTTCTACCAATCTAATCACACCTCAGGTAATTGCCGAGGCAGTGAACTATACAGTTGCAAATGGAGGACTCGATGGGGCAATGGGTGCTACACCTGATCAACAGCAACAGATGATAAATACACTCATAAAGGATGAGGTTTCAAAGGGTTATCTACCTGCTGGAACCACAATGGACCAACTTCAGGCAGCCGGCAAACAATTAAGCAGTGGAGGTATGGCAGGAAACAGTGCAATGTTGGCACAGGTTATGCCACTACTAACACCTGCTTCAATAACCGCAGTACAAACTGCAATGAAGAACAACATGACAAGCATGGGCGGCGGATCGCCAAATATGAACATGAATATGAATATGGCACAATGAACAACCTAAAGAGATTCGCCACCTAATAATTAAATGGCGACCATTCATACAAGCCTTTTTACCCAAATCATTGATTGGGCAAAAAAGCCTGCCCCTCGTACTCCTTCATCCCTATTCTTATATGGACCTCCAGGAATCGGCAAAACAACTCTGGCAAAGCTGGCACTCGAACAAGCCGGTTATCGTGTCGTAGAATGGAATGCGTCTCAGCACCGTCATAAAGCCGCCGTAGAAGAGTCCCTCCTACCCCTACTACGCAGTTGTAATGTTGCCGATTTCTTTCGCCCTGAGGGACCCCGTGATCTCGGTATCATTCTAGACGAAATTGACGGTATGTCCGTCGGTGACAAAGGTGGTCTCGCAGAATTGGTGCGAATCCTTAAGGAGTATAAGGGACACAATGCAATCGTCTGTATTTCCAATGAATGGATGGAGAAGAAGTTTCAGCCATTTTTGAAACTATGTAAAACTTTCCAAATTTCAGCGCCGTCACCCGCTGATGTTCATGCACTCATCAGCACTCAGTTTGATAAGATTCCCAAAACCTGTGATTTAATGAAACTTTCCGCCGATTTGCTGTCCGTCCACTCTGGCGATCTTCGCAAAATTCTCCAATCGGTCCGCGAAATTAAGACCGACATGGTGAACGGAACCATTTCGGTGTCCGATGTCAAAAATACCATTGAAGTAGGCTTGGCGGACGCGAAAGCACTCGGCTCCAATCGTATTCGGCGCTCCGAAACAATCAAATCCGCAGTCGGTCAATTGCTACGCGGCAGTCTAGATATGACCACCGAAGTGCCGCTCAATAATAACGACTTAAATTTGGCAGGGCTTCATCTGCACGAATCGCTGCCCACATGGATTCGGCGATTTGTCGGCAATAATGAACGTGGATACGAGATTTATAAATCTGTGTTTCAAACAATCCTTTCATCGGATCGTCTGGATTATTATACATTCTTTTTTCAGCACTGGACTCTATTTCCCCTTACTTATCAGGCAAAACTTCAGGCAGTCAATCAGCTCCTATTTGGTCATTATGCAGTAAATGATGCAGCAACATCTGTATGGAAAGACGATGATATGGAATATACCGCCGTTTTGTCAAAGCAGTCCATGTTATATAATCAGTTTCGTTATCTATGCGAAATGCGTGATGCGTTTGTGGGGGCAAATCCCGTCTTTGACGGTGGATTTGACTCTACATTTTGGAAGGCGAACCTATTTATTACCGCAGCGCAGATAGAGCTTGAAAAGAAGGAGTGTCCAGGGCACGGCAAGAAGGTCGGCGCCGCTGTTTGGGAAAATACCGAATTCTGGCGCGGCATGCTGCCCCGTTGGTTTCCTAACACCGATGCCAATCGCTTTATGCGTCTTATTCAGGCGCTGGATATTCCCAAGCCGATAGCGTTTCCTACTTAGTCCGTCAGGACTTATTAATTCCACCGCTTCTCACAATGACTATTATGTCCACCAGGGCAGTACGCGTCTTGTTTGAATCCTGGCTCTTGTTGACAACATTCCGCTGTATGAGATTCCTTAGCGTGGGGATTCTTATGACCCGTTTCGGGATTGATGTAAGTAGTACAAAACTTCTTACCACATTCCCAGCACCATGACTTGCCACAGCCGGCACCGATGTAGAAATTTTTCCCATCGGTAGGAAGCCCGCATGCAAAAATATAATTACAAGCATAATCCTTGAGACACCAGCGTTGACACCAAGGGCATTGTTTAGCATCCATGGTTCCTATTTTTACCTATAGAATAAGAAGGAATGGTGCGTGGTGTAAAAACGCGAAAAGTAGGAACTGATTCGTATATTGTTGCAGTTCCTTCCTACAAACGACCTTCTCTTTTACAAAAAAAGACGATTACTACATTGAAGAACGGCGGCGTTCCCGCGTCAAAGGTGTTTGTCTTTGTTGCGAACAAAGAGGAATATGCGGACTATAAGGCGGCATTAGACCCGAAAGACTACAATAAACTGATTGTCGGTAAATTGGGACTCGCCAATCAACGGCAATTTATTTTAGACTATTTTCCCAAAAATCAACTGATTATCTTTATTGATGACGACATTAATAAATTTGTCCATCGGGTCAGTGATACTCAACTAGAGGATATTAAGAATTTGCCGGCGATGATCCGTCAAGGATTTGCGGCTATGAAAAAGGAGGGAGCAAACATATGGGGTATCTATGCATCGGCAAATCCGTTTTACATGACCCCCGGCTACAGCACCAATCTCAAATATCTCATGGGTGGCTTTTTCGGTATACGCAACACTAAGAATCCCGCGTATCGTCTCAAGTACGGAGATAATCAGGAAGACAAAGAACGCACTCTGCGTTACTGGGTAGAGGATAAGAAACTTGTGCGATTTAATGACATTGCCCTCAAAACCACAGTCTATACACCCGGTGGAATTATTGCGGTCCAGCCCGATCGTATTCAGCGGACAAAGGAGGCGACCCAGAAACTGGTAGATGAATTTCCTCAATACGTAACACAAATTTACAAATCGTCTTACGGTATCTATGATATTAAGTTTCGTACCGGCAGGATTGCCATGCCCGGTAAATAAATTCGCTTGAATAAGTATAAGAACAGAATGGCTAATCCTTTCCACTCACCCCGCTCCGGCAAGTTCAACCGCCGCACGCGCGCGCTCCACCGCGCCGCTGCCGCCAAGCAGCCCCGCAACACCAAGGGTCGCTTCACGAAGAAGGCGCGCTCCAGCCGCCGCTCGACCCGCCGTGCCTCCCGCCGGTAAGAACCGCCGTGTCTTCCGCCGGTAAATCGGCTACCATAACTTCTCCTTATTTTTCTGCGTTTTCCTGCGCCACCGATTAAGCCGCTTTGCTAAACTCTCCGCGTTATACATAGTTGCGCCTCGGCATTTCTTTACAATGCCCTCGCGCAAGTACGATACCAAACTTAGGCGCATACTCGTATCATCCTTCGGTAGGAACGGCGAGTTACCATGCACCTGATGAACATCCATTGCCAAGAAATCACCCTCACGGCAATCCACCGCCACTCCATACTGCGGAAAACCGGTATGAGATCCCTTGTAAGGAGCACCGCCCTCTAACACAACTAAATTGCCGAATCCATCCGGCCAATCTCCCGAATCGGTGTGTGCTGCTGTGCGAAAATTCAAATTCGTTGTAATCGTGGAGAACGCTGTACCTTTGATATGAAATGGTGTAGATTTTGCGGCACGGAGTTGACTTGCGTGTTCTTTAGGACATAGGCGTTTGTATTGTACATCAATCTCCTTTATAAGCGGCAGACACTTTGCCCACTTCTCGGGGCTCTTAATATTGAAACTTGTCAACCGACACTTGCTCGGCATCTTAATTCCCGATTGCTTGAATAACATCTTTTGACTCACGGACCACTTATCAAAGTACCCAATAATATTGGACATTACCGGCTTTTTCATACCAGTTGTCTTACCTTTATCGGATCCACTCGCAATCCCGCGGTTTGTTGATGCATGTCTCGCAAACTCTTTTAACGCATTGTATGCATCCTGCGTTGCTTGTTTTGATAGAACATTCTTACGAAATCGCAACAAGAGTTCGCCATCCTCCGTATACACATCGCCATCCTCCTTGAGAACTATAGGAAAGTCACTATCTTTCATAAACACACGCTCTTTTGCCTTTGTTTCCTCATTGGTTAGGATCTTTTTCACGACATATACGGGTACTTTACCCGATCTGTCGAGAGATATAATTGGATTTGCCATCCTCCTTTAATGGGCTCCGATTTCATTTTCATGAATCAAATACACCACTTCTAACGGGTTCGTACGACCTAGACGATTTGCACGACCTATAATCTGGCTTTCCAGTTCCGCCGACATACGATGAAAGAGCACCACATGAGTTGCCGACTCAATATTAAGACCGGCGCCCATGTTTCGTGCATTTAGAAACAGCACATTATGCTTGCCTGCCTTGAACTCGCGCAGAAGCTTTGCGATACGCGCCTGTGATCCATTGAGCGTTGCATAGTGAACATTTGCATCATCTAACGACTGCTCTACCTTAGTAAAACTTGCATCATATGCACTAAACATCAGGACGCGTGCCGTAGGATTATCTTTCATAAATTTTACAAAACTATCATTTTTATTGAGTCGCGAATGAGGTGGTGGTGCCGGCGCCTCCATCGGCGGTGGCGCAGCACCGGTGCCCAATACCTTAATCTCCTTAATATCATCAATACGCGCGCGGCAGAGTGGGCAACTTGCCACCCGCTTGAGTGATTCGCATAGACACGAAAAGCAGAAGAGCTGCTGGCAACAAGGAGTAACCGCAGTATTGGTTAACTCACAATAACAAATCGGGCAGGTCTGTTCCTTTGCCCGCTTGAGCCGTTCCTGAATCGCCGAAATACGGCTCTCAATGGATGCGATCTTCTGTTCGCACGCCTCAATCGCCTTTACCTTCAAAGAATCTGTAGAATACTCCAACGACTTCTTATACTCATAGGTTTTTCGCGCATTGTCCAATTCCTTCTGGAGAGATGCTGTTACGGCTGTTGTAATCTCCGACTCTGTGTACGAATTCATGCCTAAACTCTCTAATGCGCCCGCAACATCACCTGCATTGAGCCGCTCCATCATATCCCGTGAAATAAACCCATCCAGTGCGCGAACATTCGTTGGCGTAGCACACACAATTTGGCGGCTTGTAATGGTTGGCGACGAGAAACTTGTCTGAATATACTGCTCAGATGAATGAATAATAAGTCGCGCGCTCTGGCTAACTGCGGCATTAATCGCAACGGTGGAATGATTCGCAGAAATTCCACACATCCGTCGCACAAGATTCATATGCCGACAACCAGGAATCGTTAAATAATGATTATTCTGTAACTTATTTACCCGTTCTATGACATACGGCGGAGTATCATCAAATGGAGTATACGCAACCGCTGTATTAAAATAGGCACCGCCCGCAAACACCAGATTCAGCCAACTCGCCGAAATGAACCAATAAAATAATCCATGAATATCGTCCCAGTCTGTAGTAATTGCGATACTATCCGCTTCATCTATAAAGACTCGCTTCCAAAGCATATTTCTTACCGAATGATGTGTTTTCAGCGTTGACCACATGGTAGACGAGACAAATAAAGCGTCATATTTATCTATAGTATCAAACAGTTTCTCTACTTCAGCGTCTTTCCGCTTCTTTACAAACAGACACTTAAGATTTGTATCATTGTCTACATATGTTTCCCATTGCCCCATAAGGGCGTGGGGAACAATAAACAATGAAGTATTCACGGGTGTTAGTTTCTGTCCTGTTGCCGTTGTTGTTTGATCACGCGTGCGTAGAAGCCCCACATCACGCCCGTCTCCCAACAGAGAATTACCACGAACAATATACTCATTGTACATGGTTGTGGGCGCTGGCATCTTCACAAGCGCTAACGCTGTAAGCGATTTTCCTGAACCTACACGATCGCCAAGAACACCATACGACGTAAATAATTTACCACCCATTGCCTCTCCCTTTACCGGCTCTACATCCAATCCATTTGTCTTAGCAGTTTCCAGGCGTAAAGCCGCCGCTACCGCCGACTGCTGATGAATTAGTAGCGGAGTTTTGAGCCATGATGGAGTCACCGCCTTTGCCGAATCTTCTGTTAACTCTTGCTCGTACAAGGCTTCAAAAAATGACCATAACTTTCTTCGTGAAATGGTTGACATTATCTAAGACTTTTTTGTCACGGGGTTTTAAATACTAATCTAAATTTTTTGGTCTAAATGAGTGAGTGCGTATTATAAATAAAGATGTCAACTGAATGGCCTGGAAAATTACCAAAATCTCCTATGAAACCGTTTGTATCGATTATTACGCCGACCTACAATCGTCGACAATTTCTACCCTACTTAATTGCCTGTATCAAGGATCAAATATATCCCAAAGAGCGTATGGAATGGGTGGTATTTGATGATGGCTCCGATCCTATTGAAGATATACTCCGTCCTGAACTTCAAACAATGAATATTCAGTATCTTCGGTCTGATACAAAACTAAGTATTGGTGCAAAGCGTAATCGCCTCCACGCCGCAGCACGCGGCGAAATTCTTGTCTGTATGGACGACGACGATTACTATATGCCTGATAGGGTGTCGCATGCGGTTACGATGATACTTTCGCGTAAAGTCTCTATTGCGGGTGCGAGCCGTAACCATGTCTACTTTGTAGACGACCATAGTGTTTGGGAAACTGGACCGTTTGGTACCAATCACGGCACCTTTGGCACAATGGCATTTAAAAAGGCGTACGCCTTAGCGCATCCTTGCGATGAATCGCGAGCATTTGCCGAAGAAATTGAATTTACCAAAAAATATACGGAGCCGCTAGTGCAACTGGATCCCCACAAGGTAATGCTTGTCATTGCACACAAAGGCAATACCTACGATAAGAGCAAACTTCGTACAAATAATAATCCTGGTTTCCGTAAAACGGCACTTAAACTCAATAATTTTGTTCGCAATAAGACTCTACGCGATTTTTACGGCACCCTAACAATGTAAGGATTACTTCTTTCGCATAAGTAGGAATGGCTTCGCTCTTTGAACAGATGCCCGGTATGGGAAATTATGCTGCCACGGCTACATCTAATACTGTAAAAGCTGCCAAAAATGTGGGAGGGTCTCATTACGGCAATTGGGTACTGTATTTACTCTTAGCGCTTATTGTTGTTCTTATTTTTATGATGTTACGCGGCTTCAAATTCAACTTTAATATAATGGACATCTTTCGCACACCGAAGTACAGGGCTCTCAAAGATGGACATCTCTTTTGGAAGGATGGCACGGGCGGTGTAAATGGTTTGGTTGTAACAGATGATTTGCTGCCTGATAATATGAATGTAAAGTACACCTACCATTTTGATTTACTAATAGCAAATACTCGTAATCTAACGAATATTGAGGGACCGTACCGCCATATTTTCCATCGCGGCTCGGATGAGCTCGCACCCTCTAGCAACGATATAGGCGCGCCTGTAAGTAACTCACAGTTGCCGCCCTACGGTCTGCCAAAGCGCCTCAATCCCGGTGTATTTTTGGATCCCAATACCAACGATATACTTGTATTTGTAGATACTAAATCTAAGACCGGCGATGTATACCGTGAGTCAGGTCGTATTGTAGATGTTCCTATGGATAAACCTATCCGTATTACAGTGAGCGTACACAATCAGGTTCTTGAGGTAGATTTGAATTGTAAACTCGAGTTGACAAAGGTGCTTGCGGGCGAGCCGAAACCTGTAGAAAATGAAGTATACGGCGTGTGCGGTCCGGCAGCCGCGGAAGCGGCTATACAAAATCTACATGTCTGGCCTTACGCATTACGAAACGATGCGCTCAAGCACTTTTGCCCTATGCCATTCCCGTCTTTCCAGCCCCCACAGAAGTCGTGCGGTGCCTCAACCGATCCCACATTGCTCGCATCACAGGCAAATGCGTCGGTAAATGCGTCCATTGCTTCGGCAGAAGAAAGCGTAATGTCTCAAATTCATAATGCCACCAAAACCAACTAAGGTTGTAAAAACATAGTCACTTTATAAGAAGGATGAATCCCCTATTTATATTTCTTATAACGATTCTCGTCATTATTGTATTGGGTGCCATATACATGTGGTACTTTACACCAAAATCCGATGAGACACGGGTTCTTGGTCCCTTTGTACTAAAAGGAACACCGTCCGAGCACGAGCCTGCTGGAACCTCATCGCTCCGGTCGGTTCTAACACAGGCACAATTGAACCAATCACTCAAGAGCAACTTCACAATGGGTTTTTTTATCTATATTGACAAAGTTAACGCAGAGCGTATACCATTTGCGGGTCCAGAAGGTGATTACCGTTTCAAACCACTTCTAAAGATACTTGGTGTCGGTGAATTTGTCCTGGACCCCGTACATCAAAAGGGACTCCTTCGGCTCACTCCTCTCGTTGCACCGATGATAGAGCATAATAGTGGAGCACCGCGCGCCGAGATCGACCGTATTTGGAATGCTCGATGGAACCAAGTTACAATTGCCGTTGAGGGTCGCTCCATTGATTTATATGTCAATGGCAAACATGTGACATCACTTATCTTAGAAAATGTTACGTGGTCAAATCCTACAGGTGTTCTTCTAGAAACTTCTCCGGATTTTTGGGGTCAAGCAGGTATGATACAAGCTTGGCCACGACGACTTACCGAAAGAGAAATTTGGGAAAATTACAAACAGGTGACTGATATATATGGTAAGCCAAATATCCCGGATATAGGACCTACATATGAAGGTATCTGGAAACAGCTGTTAAATCTTATGTGCCACGCGGGCTTCTGCCCGAATACAAGAAAGAAAGGGAAAAAGGGGAAACAGCCAAGCGGACTGGAGTACGTGGATTACGAATACGCCTGAAGATTTTAACACGATAGGTTAGAAGAATTATGAACGCCGCCAGACAGTTCTATGCCAACAATTCCGGCTTGGTTCAAAATGTCCTCTACATCCTAACGGTTGTAGTTGTGTGCTACCTTGTCTACAGCTACTTGACGGCGGGCTCCAACGAGGAGCGCTATGTGATTCAGCTGGATATGAGCAGTGGATCACTCACCCCATATGGATTACAGGGTAATTCGTCTAGCGCTGCGCTTCCTAACCCCGCCGCATCAACAGGCGATTCTAGCACACCCCAGACAAGCTACTGTATCAATATGGATAACACTGAGGCGCTCGGCAACGCAAATTCTAGCCGTGCTCCTCGCCCGATGCTCCGCATTAAGGAGGGCAGCGACTTCACATTCAGCTGGTGGATGTATGTTAGCGCGTGGAACAGCAACCGTATGGGTGTAATTAAGCCGGTCATCTGTATCACGGACCCCACGGTCTCCGATCCCAGCTCCGGCGGCGATTCGGCGTACATCATGGTCTCCTTCTTATACCCCAACACCAACAAACTCGGCATCCGTTTCCACACACGCCCTACTGCGGCAAATGAGGTCACCTGGATGCAGAACTTCACGCAGTGCGCGAAGGACCCCGCGGCGGCGCAGCAGGCGTTCTCTAACTCTGGCTCATCGCCTGTCTGCGATATCAACGATATTGATATGCAGCGCTGGCTCAACTTTACGGTTGTTGTCTCCGGTCGCGTAGTGGATGTGTACTATGACGGCAAGCTCAACCGCTCCTGCGTACTTCCGGGTCCAGTTGTCGGCTCATCCAAGGGTCTCCAGTTTGCAAATACATCGCTCGTAGGTGGGTTCAACGGCTACCTGAACGGCGCATTCTTCGCCGGTAAAGCACTCACCCCGGACCGCATCTATGGTCTCTACCAGGCGGGTCCCCAGGGCACAACCAGCATTGTGCGTGCTCTATTCACAAAGCTCGGCATTAATATGAATTACAGCGGCGGCTCGCGCTGGACGAACTTCCTGTAATCTTAAAGAGTCATTGATCAATTCTCCATTTATAAAACCAATTATAAATAGAGGAAATGGATTCTACCGCATCCGGTGTAATGGGTTTTGCTTTAGGTCCTGGGCTGGCATCCCAGTTATTTATCGTCATTGTTACAATGTTGGTATTACAATTTATTATGACTATAGTTGAAAAGATCAACGAATTCCTGAACAAGCTGGATCGTCAGGCGGTCGTACTCTTTGATAATACAACGGCGACCTATGTTGAGATTCCTCAGGGTACCGATACAGGATTCCCCATTCTGTATAATAGCCGTGACGAACAGTATGGCGCATCATTCTCGTATTCTATGTTTGTCTTTATCCACCCTGATACCTTTGAACAGTCAGACCATCGCGATAGCTGCGCAAAGAACACACCCGGTCATGATATGGGTACCGCACCAGTGAAACTCAAGCACATCTTCCACAAGGGAAGTGATAGCGGTTTCCCCAATCTTGCACCCGCTGTGTTTGTTGAGAGCAATACCAACACGCTCCGCGTTTACATGAACACGATTGACTCATGGAACAACTATGTAACCGTACCAAACATTCCAGTTGCCAAGTGGTTCCACTTAGTAATCCTACTCAAGGGCAATAACCTGGATGTGTATGTCAACGGCAACATTGCGGTCCGCATGAAGATGGCAACGGTACCCAAGCTCAATACGGGTCCTCTCTATGTCATGAAGAATGTTTACTTCCCTGATAAGTCTGGCTATGATGCACATCTCTTTGCAGATTACAACATTTCTGGACCGATGAAGGGCATGGTGTCCCGTCTCAAGTACTTCTCGTATGCGCTCAACTACGCGCACATCGACTCTCTGTACCGCGAGCGCGCAAACACAACAAGCATTGTCCAGCCGTCCACGGATGTGAATGGCGAACAGCCTCCCTACCTCTGGGACGACTGGTGGGTCAACAAGTACTAAATTACCAATTTGGTTATACTTATATGAATTCGTAAAACGAACTCGTATAAAAAATTGGAAAACAAATTGTATGTTGGGATTTAGCGTGCAAACTTGAGACCACCCAAACCGCTGCTAATCTCCAAAAAGTTCAGCGTCTCTACAAAAGTGTAAAGATTGTATGTATAACCCGCCAGGTAAGGAATCGGCCAAACATCAACATCCATCTCCAAACGGTCAATACGGCTTGTATTAAGACTGCCTGTTGGCTGTTCAATCGTAGATCCATCGAGAGAGAAACTATACGCACTAATTGGCCACATTTCATACTGTGTTCCAGCCGTCAAGTTATCAACTGGTGCTGCATCTCCTTGCATATAACGGAATGGCACATACTGAGTAAAATAATTGGTATCCTCGCTATCAAACAATTGATTACCATTTGCCGTAAAAAATGTGTTGAGTAAAATATCACGCTGCACACCTGGTAAATTGATACTTGTACGACCCAGTGAACCACTCGTTGTAACATTGGGATAAACCGCTGCGTACGAATTGTTATATTTTGGAATTACAATTGGACGATTCGTTCCCAATGTATACATCCAATTCGTCAAGTTCGTACTTTGATTGCGATAGGTGAGCGCATCACTGCGTCTGGCAAAAAATATCAATCGGGTCGCTATATTATGTACATCCAATCTATATGTATTTCTTGTTGAAATTCCATAAAATGTAAACCACTGGACTTGTCTCACATTGTAACGCAGAGTCCTATTTGTAAACATTAATCGCACATCATCCTGTAAGAATGTATAGGTTGCTTCCAAAGTCGCGTTGAGCGGCCAACCATCTAACAAGGGTACCGCACCTGAAATATCCGTCAAAAAGAACTTCATAGAACCACTTAAATCGCTGCTGCCTCCATACAAGTTTGTCATAGAGAGCGGAATATTGCCATAGTACTTTTGGTTCCAAATCTGGGTATATCTATCAATAGAGGTTCCGTTTGGTAAATAAGACGGCGCAAGCGTCTGGACTCCTGGTCGTACCCTGGCTCCTGACAAATCCAGAGTGGTGTATAAATCACGAATCGGGCGCAACTGAATTGTCACTTCACAATCGTGATACTGAAGACCTACGAGTGGTAGTGCATTTGCCGCAAAATCCGAAAACCATAGACCCAGCGGGATACGAAGAATACGACCAGGAATGGATGGTAGATTATTCTGTCCTGGCATCGTATTGTTTGGATTTCCACGCCACGCAATTACATGAGGATATCCCTGCCCCGCCGGCACACTCGGATCCGAATAAATACCGTTTGCCGGATCAAAACATTCAGGAATATCACCCACCATAATACGCCATTTATTATATGTATCACTATCGTAATCTAACATCGCACGGGCAGAAATCCAGTCGCTATTAAACTGCTGTATAATCTGTCCGCCGATCGTAAACGTAATTGTATCAATCATACGAACACCAATTTGACGAACCCATGCAAACTCATAGGCACGATCTACACTAAAACTAGATCCGCTAGGTCTCAGGTAAGCTTTGCTAAAAATATCGGGCAGAGTCATTCGTAGTACCAAATCACTCAATAGATCGCCTTGACGGGGAATTTTGGTTTTTAATAAGATAGGCGCATCGGTCAACAAGAGATTCGGTCCGTCCAACGGAATTTGAATCGGTTCCTGAGAAAAATGCGTATAACGCTCAAACGACTTATAAAAGTAGGTTGTTTGAGGATTTCCATTGAGAATAATGTTCTCATTTCCGTAACAAACTAATGCTAGTAAGCCGCCCGGCATATCTAATCGGGTAAGGATAATTCCTAAAGAGTAAAAGACGCACACTAAGTTAGAAGGTTTATATAATGGCAAGTAATGCTGTTTCTGCTGCTGTAATAAATAGTGTAAATTCCTCCTCTTCGGTAAGCCTCCCTCAGTTCTCTACTACAACCTCATCCCTTACTACACTAATTATATTGGTTGCTGTCATTGTGGCGTGTGTCGGGATGGCAGTGCTTTTCCAATATTATAAATGGCACGAAAGCCCGTGGTGGTCCGATCGGGCTAAAGCGAGTAGTCACCTATGGGACTGGATGGACTCTTTAAAGGACATGACATCGCTCAATTTCTTTGGATCCATGAAAGATATACCCAGTCCGGTCGTTGAAGTCCCTGAAGCACCACTGGCGCCACCGGCGCAAATGGAACCTTTACCAGTAAAACAACCCGCCTGGTGTTTTATCGGCGAAGATCTCACCGGTCGTTACTGTGTAAAGGTACCCTCTGCCAATGCATGCGACCGTGATCGCGTCTTTAATACCGAACAAGACTGTGAATTACAAGCGGCAAATCATATGCCTGCCGGTGTTGTTATGCCGAACAACGGAACAAAACAAACTCCCTTGGTCTCTGGGCTTCTAACACCGTAAATGAATTGCGTCTGCGGGTGTGAAATAACATTACTCATAAACAATAGGAATGAGTAAGCTTTTACGCCAGCTTCAAAATAGTATAGCTTATAATCTTCATGCTGCTACCTATAATCCCGACGCAGAAGCGTATGCGGCACAAAATGATGAGGCAGATAAAGAGGAGAAAGCGGGACTTGATGAAGCATCCGCGGATGCTGCGATTAAAAAAGAGAAAGAGGATAAAGCTGCTGCTGATAAGGCGGCGGCAGAAGCCGCAGCAGAGAAGAAGGCTGCCGAAGATGCTGAGCGAAATACATTTAGTGTCAAACGCATGTTAAAGCGTGCGTTAACAGTCACAAATTCTGTGGTCACAACATTTTTAATAGTGGCATTGGGTATCTTTGGTGCTTCGCTCGCAACAAACATAAATGTTTACAAACCCTTACCGTACCGTATTTTATATTTGATTTACGGCTTTGTGTTCTTTTTTGTAGTCATTCCCTATGTACTCCTATGGCGTTGGTTATACCAGAAGAAACAACCCCGCTTCTACGCTCTCTTTCCTATCATCGGTATGCATCTAGACAATCCTACAACGGCTGCGCTCTTCAGTTGGCTCAGTTTCAAACCGGATGCCGATATGGAACTCTTAGATGGCTGTGCGAAAGCCTAAATTACTTAGCATAATGCTTGTAGGCGGCGAATGCCACAGCGCCGATACCAACGCCCGCAGCAAGATATAACAGCGACTGAGTGTCCAACAATGAACGCCCACCCGCTGCTGTCTGTGAAAATGAAACCTCACCCATCTGGGATAGCCGTCCCATTCCATAAATGAAATCTTTCCACGCAAATTCTGGCTTCTTAAGTTGTTTATTTACCTCGTTGTGCATATTAAACATCCAACGAATAAGTGCCTGCTTTGTGTGTACAGCGTCCTTCACTGGCATTTTGTCCAAATTTATTTTATAATGCTCCTTGCAAATGGGGCAAGGAATCATGTATTGAAGAGATTCAAAGAAGTTGATTGCTGCCGTTTTTTCCTCCTCGGTAGGAAAGTTGGAATATCCAAGACTTACAATATGCATTGTTGTCCAGAAAATTGGTCCCCATACACTAGGACCCATGCCAATTGGCGGAAACTTCTCCTCCTGCGGTGGGGGAGGCTGCTTCATACTCTCTGGCAATGACATTCTCTTGTAATTAGATATTTTCGCGAGGTTGGTTAACCGAAAAAAGTTAATCCGCTTAGGTAATATGGAGTGTGCTAATTGTGGTGAATTTGGTCATACATTCCGGGATTGTCCCGCGCCGGTAATGTCGTTTGGTATATGCGCTGTAAAATATGTTGATAATATCCCATATTATCTCCTTGTACGCCGTAGGGATTCCCTTTCTTATGTAGAATTCTTACGGGGAAAATACAAGATGGATAAAATGGACTATATTCATTTATTAATCAACGGAATGACAATAGAGGAGCGCGGACGGCTTCTCACAAAACCGTTTGATAAACTATGGTCCGAATTATGGAATGGGCAAAATACCCGACAGTTTCGTACCGAATTTGAAAATGCCCGTCGTAATTTTGAAAATCTCAAAGTAACCGGTGATAAGGAAGGCAAAACACTTGAGTATTATATCACTCACGCAACGGGTACATTTACCGAAGCGGAATGGGGATTTCCAAAAGGACGGCGCGCAGTTGGAGAGAGAAAAACAGTGTGTGCTCTACGCGAATTCAAGGAGGAAACCGGTATTTTAGAAAAACGGATCCATATTCTTGATGAACCTCCGCTTATTGAAGAATATCTCGGCACAAACAATATTCCTTACAAACAGACCTATTTTATAGGATGTTGTAAATCCAATGTTATTGCAGCATTACAGCCTCGCAATCATATTATGAAACGCGAGATTGGCGCAATTAATTGGTTTACATTTGAGGATGCAATGGCACATATTCGTATGTCAAATGTGGAAAAGCGAGCGGTCATGACGGATCTTCATCGTCGAATTACGGAGGGTGATTTGCGTGCCAAAATCGGCACCGCTCTTGAATGGGAAGTTTCTTAGTTGTTGTTATAACTCCTGCGAATAAATCTCTGCGTTCTTTTTAGGAATGCCAAATAACGCTAAAAATAACACAAAGAAGAACACGGCGGCGAATAAAAACAAGAAGAACAACGCTGTGAACACGGCAAACAAGAACAAGAAGAACAACACGGCGAACAAAAAGAACAACACGGCGAACAAAAAGAACAACACAGCAAACAAGAAGAACAACACGGCGAACAAAAAGAACAACACGGCGAACAAAAAGAACAACACAGCAAACAAGAATAACAACACGGCGAACAAAAAGAACAACACGGCGAACAAAAAGAACAACACGGCGAACAAAAAGAACAACACGGCGAACAAAAAGAACAACACAGCAAACAAGAAGAACAACACAGCAAACAAGAAC